TTCAAGTTGGATCGCACAACACGCGTTTTTTCGGCATATGTTTGCGCAACAAGTGCATCACTGAGTGTTGCTCGAAATGTGTTATTGCTGTATAACACGTAGTTTGATGCTAGCGATTCAACGCCAACACTTGTCACTGTTGAGCCATAGTCAATAACAACTCGATTAATAAATCCACGCCATACTGCTACGCCATATTGATCATACGCCACCACATGTCGTAGCACATAACCGGTGTAATCAGAAGCTCTATTAATTGGCGCGTCAAAATCTATTGTGCATGATTCGCAGCCACCTTGAGCCGTGATGCTGTGCTGATATGTCGTTATGCCAGTTACAAATGTCACATTATAGTAATCCGGTATTCCGTATGTAGATGTCCCTATCACTTCAATAGTCATTGCGTCTATCATGGCTTTGTCACCTGATACAATGGGGCAATAGAAATGTACAATCCCGAGTACACACTAGATTTATACTGACTCGTTGCGGTTGTTACAATTAATGGCATTGTAATTTGGCCATTTCGCTGTGTAATTCTCAGCGCACTCCCTCTAATTTTGGCCGCGCTATCATATGTAATTTTGTCCTGAGGATCATTCTGATATCCAATAAATGCTTTTGGTATTGGCAATGGCTGACATGTAAAATCAACTTGATCGGCAAACGTGAAATACTGATAGGCCGTGTATATCTCAGTTCGAGATGTCCAATCACTTGTTGGCTGTAATAGTAATGCACTTCCTCGCCATGAAAATACCCTAACCATTGTGTATGTTCGCGTTGCTCCGCGATTGATATTTCGTATGCGTATGCGATAGGTAATTGTGTATTTGGTGTTGTAATCCTGCAAACCACTAAACAAACTATGTACATCAATTGGTGGCATTAAAAACACTCTACCCGCGGTAAAACTTGGATTAACGTCAGACCCAATTGACCGCACATATGAAGTAACGTAATCGCCAATTTCTAACCGAGCTTCAATATCATTATTTTGGCAATCCATTACAAATACAACTTGCAATGGGTCAAGGCAGTGTATGTCTTGTATTGTAATAGACCTTCCCTGCGACGCTGTGCCACCCGCAGCAAGAGTGCCGGTAAATGTTGGACTCGTAACATTCCATGTTCCAGGTAATGAAAATCCAGTAATAAAAGAACCTATTTGGCCAACACCGCCACTAGAAGTATTGTCAATTTTCACATTAACCAATCCACCAACAAGATTGGGATATGTGTCCAAATTGAGTGACATATCTAAATTTAACCCATTTGATGCTGCAAGCGAAAATGCGCGTATGTATGGGACTTGATCAACCCCATATGGAGATCTAGTTATCTTAAGTGACACAAATGCTCTAGATGGCGCACTTCCTGACAATTTGACATCTCGACCATAGTATGTAGGATTTTCTTGCACCATCGCTGAGTGAATAAGAAAGTCGGTATAACTTGCTTGACCGCTACGGCGAATGCTAAGAATGGCTGGCCCTGTAATGTCAGTCATTGTCACTGCTTGTCGCAATGCATTTATTTTGTTGGCCACATCATTTGGCGATAATCCGACGACAAGCAGTTGAATCTCTTCGTCTTGCACTTCAGCGCCACGTTGCACTAGCTCCTGCGTATAGGTAAATGGCGCACCACCAGAATACACATCAATAAATTGCGTTGTTAATGGCACATATGACTGGCCATCTCCACTTGAAATGATTGAGAATGGAGTTGTGTATGCATTGCTCATACTTCCATTTGTGTATGTTGCACCTGCAATATTGTTTAATTGAATTGATGAATAATATACATTCCAGTTGTTAAGTTGCATTATCCACCTCGTTGATTCTGTTGATCTTGCAGTATTTGCAATACAGTTTGTGCAATTTGATTTGGATCAGCCTGAGATTGCACAGACACAGTTATGCCACCAACATTTACTGTAGTCGTATTGTTGCTATCGGTAATATCAATATTGCTTCCAGGGCCAGCACTGCCAATTCCTGATGGCAACCCATTAAACATGGCCAACTGTTCTGGCGTTAAAATACTCGCTTGATCTTTTACGTCTTTCATCGCCTTAACCAAAAGCTCTAATGAACCGCGCATTGCGTCCACACCGGCAACATATGTTCCGGATAGGTCTGCAATTGTCGTTTTAGCCACTTCAAGGCCTGAAATAATATCTTTGCGCTTACCTTCGTCAATTTCGGTAAACGCCATAACTGATGCAATCGCGTCGTCAATAATAGCTTTGCGCGCCTCACGTTCCTCTTCTTTTTCTTGCTCAGCAGCGGCTTTGGCCAATCCAATGCGCGTGTCGTAATATGCTTCCAAATTGGCTAATGACTCCGCGTGTACAGCTTTAGCGCGATCTTGCGCAGCAGGATCGCCCTCTAATCGCACCATTGTGTCATGCAACTTCCAGTTAAGATTTTCGGTATCAGCTACACGCTCTTCTTGAATTGAAAGATATTCTTTTGCAAATGACGCATCGCCATTAAGTGCCATCTCATTTGCTTTACGAGTCGCTTCATTTAATTGCAGCGTTCCATATGTTTCAATGTTCTCCCGAGCAAGCAATCGCTGTCGAGTTTCGGCATCAAGCTTACTGTTACGTCCTTCAATCAAGTCAAGGTTATTAGCGGTAGTTTCATACGCACGACGTTGCGACATAAGTGTTGCTGACGCAAAATAATCTTGCAACTCCTTCAATCGCTTTTTGTAAATATCCTTATCATATTGCAATAGCTTTACATACGTGTCAGCTTCAATTTCAAGCATGCGCTGATTGTTGCTTTCAATCGTACTCAATCGCTTCTTGCCGGCCTTTTCCTGTTCCTTGTTTATCTCATCAAGTCCCTCTCTGACAACGCCAACGGCATCTCGTGGATTATACGCACGCATCGCCTCGCGATGTGCTTGACCATAAATACGAGATGCACCCTTGCCATAATAATCAAGTGTGCCTGGAACATAATTGCCACTTATTTGCTGCGCAATTTCATCAGGATCAAACGTCATTAAATTCATGTACGTTTCAAGTAACGCCAAAGCTTGCTCATTACTGATGCCAAACGCTTGCGCTAGGATAAGTTGTGCTTGCGCAAACTTCAATGTTCCATCAAGAATAGATGGAAACATTTGCAGCAAATATTCGTCAACTTGCTTTTGTTCTAATGCGCTTTTATTGCTTTCGGCCATTGACTCTGCAAGAAGTTGATACGACGTTTTAACTTCCTCAACTGCCACTTCTAGACCATACAATGCACGAATATTATCCTCAGTAAGGTTAAGTTCAACCATTTTAAGTTTGATAATTTCTTCGGCTTCAGCTTGTGAAACATTCAATGCTTTTGCGTAAATGTATACCGCCTGAGTTAAATTGGTTTGCGCCAACTCTGCCGCTGCATCAAGATGAAGTTTTGCGCGTGTTGACGAATTTGCTTTCATCTGCCCATCAATAAGATCAAGAATCTTTTGTCGATAGTTATCAGCAAAATCTCCGGCAAATGCCTCGCGCTGTCTAGCCGCAGCCGCTTCGGTTTCAGCTGCATACCGATTAATTACGCCAATACTATACTCGTAAGCTTGTTGCTCTTGCTCTAATCGAAGTCGCGTAGCCTCGGCAGTGATTGTGCCATTCTGTACCATGCCTTCAAATAATGCGCGCGTCTCAGCATCCATATACTGCGCAACATCAACATTTTCAAGCATAGTGTTATTGAGATGGCCAAATTGAGAAATAATCATTCCCATGCCAGCAGTCAATGGCCCAGTCTGCAATGCATTTCCAAGCTCCTCAAGTGGAGCAATTCCGACTGATGCACGCCCCATTGTTTCAGCAGCAGCAGCCGCCAAAGGCTCACCCATTCGAGCAAGTTGTTGACCAAGGCGTTGGTATGCATTTGACGATGCAGCTTCAAGCCGATTGTATGTTGCGGCAGTGGTATCAAGTTGATCATTCAACGCGTCAAGCGTGATGCCTTGCGTTGCAAGCAATTCAGTCAATCCCTGAATTTGTGCTTGCGCATTTCCAGCCATATTTGCCAAGCGATTTACGGCATCAGCCGGCAACTCAAAACGTCGTCGTAGCGACATAGGATCGCCACTAATAAGTTCTTGAATGGCAATCGTGGCGCCCTCAATGCCTTGCACAGGATCGCGCAATGACAAAAGTTGCACGGCATCATTGAGTGTGTTGATGCTCATGCCGGCAGACTGGCTAATCTGTTGTAATTTAAGAATACCCTCAATAGACTCTGAAAGCGTTCCGCCAAACAAGATTTGATTGCGCGCAGCTACCTGTATTGCTTGACCGTATTTTTGCATAGCCGAAATGCCAGGCAAAATACCTTCTGATTGCACAACAGACATAAGCAGTGTTTGCGCACGAGTCAACTCATTTCCGGCGCGCACGGTATCGTAGTATCGTTGCGCCATGATTTGCAAAGTGCCAAGCGCAAATGTCACTGAGTTGAAAATGTGCAGGTATCGCTCAAACTCTTGAAACGCCGATAAGTTTGCGCCACCGCCACCACCGCCACCACCACCGCCTCCCACCCTAGGCTGTTGTGGCACTTGAATATTTGGTGTTACATTTGGCATTTGGCTAATGTTGCGCAATGAGTTTTCAATTGCTGCAAGGTTGCGCGCCACGGCCGATGTGCGACGCTCAAACGTTGCAAACTGGCCAATTATCTTTGATATTGAGACATTCTGAATGCTTTTAAGCGATGTGCTCATGGCACGCACATCTTGCGATAGTGTTGTTGCTCTACTGCCACTCATTGCGCCATTGAGTGCTGTGATTGAGTTTACCGCAGTACCAGCTCGTGTGTACACTGATTCCAATTCACGAGACACACGAGCTAATACTGCCGATAGTTTGTTATCACCAATAAACTCAACGCGAAATTGTTCTGTCATCGGTGAAACTCCCTTACCTTTGACTCAGCAGCCATACACACAAGTAATGGCCCAATATGTTCCCATTTTTCGGCTTCGAGCGCACTCGGCAGACAGCTAAACTCTCTGCACAGCCGAAGTATGAGCATTTCATATGGCGCCGGTTCGCCCGTGTGAAGGTGCGCCATCACGCGGACTTCGAGACTTTTCCCTCAGCATCTTTGGGATTTTCAAGCTCGTAAAACTGAATAAAAATCTGCGCAAACACTTCGCTAAATTGGGAGTAGGGGATGTGTGCAACACCCCCTTCTACCATTTGATCTAGCCAATCGTAGATTTCGTCATCTCCCACCTTCCCCTTGCGAATCTGCCAAAAGATTTTCATATCCTTCATGGTCAGCTTATCGCGTTTGAGTTTGTACAAAAACTCGGTTTTGGCTTCTTCAGACATTAGGTACCACTCCCTCCGCTTGTGTTACTTGCCGATGTCTTTTCAAGATACGGCGTATGAACACGAAACATGCTCATAATCGGACCTGCCGTACTTGCGTCAAACATTGGATAACGGAAACTCGTCAAAAGTGCCGGCATCGTGTTTGCCAAGATTGGCGTACGATACATTGCATTTGCTCCAGCCGTACCACCTTTTGGCACGTATCGCACGTAGATAACAGAGCCTGTATCAGCATCCTCGAATTGCGCACGAATAAGCTCATATGCCTCAGTGCTGATTTCAGTGTACAGGATGTTGAACTCCAAGTCCATTGGCGTGCGCTTACCTGGAGAAGCCACCGCGGTATCACCTTCGACCGTGTACGCATCACCAACCTGACGCTCTTGATCGGCGCCAGTGACTGATTGCGAGGTTCCACCGATGTTGTGCCATGTGGTTTTGTTGAAGCTTACTTCAATACGTGCAATACCTTGAGCTACTGCACCACTTGTTTGTGCCATAACAGCCTCCTAATTTACAAGACCAATTGTGACCGATGCAATAACCGTGTCGTAGTATTTTCCACTACTAATCGGATATTCATACAAGTCAGATTCCAAATCGCATGCTACAACCATGTATTTATCCGTGGCAATGCTACGCACTGCTGCAAGATATTCATTCATGTAGTTGTATATTGCGCCTGAAATCGTCCCCTCATTAATGCCTTGCGCCACAGCTCGAAACAGGCAAATGTCGGTAATGCGAAACGACGCAATGTAATGTGGCCCATTTAACGTGTCTCGATCATACTCTCCAGTGCTTGCTCCGGCATTGCGGTGCGTAATAAAACGATATGGCATGAATGCAGTTTCCACACTTGACTTCAAGTCAGTATTGTACTTTGCAGTAATTCCGGCTACGCTCATAGATGCGACTGCTGAAATTACATCATCAACAAGATAACTCATGCCACAATCCTTTTGTAGTTGGCAATAATTCGCTGCACACTTCGTGGTAGATCGTCAATCTGAATAAGCGCATTCGTAGTCAATGTTTCTGACACTTCGTATGAGTTGTCTTTCTGACGATAAAAATGCATTGCAAGACGCAACGTCGCATTTCGTATCGCTAGTGGCGCAGTGACGCTATATGCCCATCGACCGGTAACCTCAATTGCAGCGTCTGGAGAGTTATCCCATGTCCATGTCACATCTGCATCAAGCTTCAAGCGCACGCCAAAGTATGGCGTAATATCTATTGGCAATGTCACATAATCCGATGCGCTCACAATTGTTCCGTCGCCGTTGCGAATTTGCGTAATTTGGCAAATGTCATATTTGTCAAACCACAACACCCTGCTATCGGCGTAGTTTTCGTATGAGTACATCGTGTACATGCGATTCATTGAGTATAGATAGTCTTGATATTGCACAGCGTCAAATCGTCGTGTGGTATCAGATGCCGCCTCAAACGTGCGATCTGTTGCCAAATCAATAACATTTTGCGCCTCGGCAAGAAACTCCGCAAGGATGTCGTCATCGCGTGTTTCGTTGCTAGCAATATCTAACCGTCGCTTTAACTGTTGCAGCGTTGCATAGGCCATTAGAATAATTCCTCGCGATGCAAATTGTAGCCACGTGGATCGGGCCATAGTACACGCCGAGTGCCATCAATCATAATGTGTCCACATAAAACTCCGAAGTGCGCGTATTGCTGAATGCCATTATTTTGACAATCAGTTGAGAAATACCAGTCATTGCACGCAGCACCACGTCGCTCAAATGCCAATTTTTCAAGCACATGTCGCTTAATCATTGAGAGGCCAAGTCCAACACCCTCCACTGGATAGATGTTTTGTTGTTCGCACAATGTAATGCATGTATTTGGGTTGTGCTCCGTGAGCGACATGCCTTCGTCATCACGCACTCGATGAAATGCATTCCATCGGTAGTTTGGTTTTTGACGAAGGCAGTAGACTCCCATAACAACATCCTTCTTGACATCTGCTAACGCGCCAAGCGCATGACTCGGGATGACAATGTCATCCTCGATGCTCACAAATGCATCGCAATCGGTTTTCAAAAACTGTTGTCTTGCCTTCTCATACAAGTATGTGACGTTATCATATCCATCCTCAAATGGCTGATCGCATTGATATTCCACATACATGTGTGGCTTACCCCATGCCTGTCGCGCATCCCATAGTGCTTTATGCACTTTCCCCAATGTTCGCATTCGTGGCATAAAGAGAAACAGTTTCATGATATTCCTACGCTACAATTTGCTCAACGCTCGCCAAGTCATAGTCAACAGCAGGCTCGTATCGTGCAACACCGGCAAGTGCGACAGCTGACAAGTGCGATGCGCCACTTGGAGTTAATTCTAAGCGAATGTAACGCACGTCTTGCGTAGCACACTCCTCGGCCATCACCTCAATGATTGCTTGCGAATTATTATCGCCACTACCACTAAAGGTGTTTGCGCTTAACGACTTGCCAGTCAACGTTGTGGCAAACGTGCTATTGTCGTTGCCACCCTTAATCACGGCAGCAACAGTGTTGTTGCCAATGGCACCGGCCGAAATAACAAACATTACACGGCGAAACAATCGCATGTCAACGCCGTCAGAATTAGTTTGCGCATTGTATGACGCGGGATCAATCGTGCCAACAACTGCAAGCGATTGTGACAATCGCTCAGTAAAAATAGCCATGAACTTCCTCCTAGCTCAACTTCACGTATGGCGAAACCTGATACGTGCCACTTGCCAACGTGATCTTGTCATTGAGTGCCGGCTGGCCATCAAGACGCGACGTCATGCGAATGGTCGTTTCATCAGTCAAGAATCCAGGCGCATCCGACGTACTAACGGTGGTGCCCTGGCGATCCATGATGTAGTAGTTGCTGCGATCAACAAGCAACACGTCACCAGCAGTGCCAAGCTCTGGAATCTTTTCCGTGAACATAACCTCACGGCCAAGCAAGCGCATCACTGGCTCGTTTTGCAAGTTTGGCAAGAAGGTGACAAAGTTGCCACTTGTTGCCATGGCCATCAACTTTGGCTCAACTGACTGATGGATAATCCACACCGCACGACGCTTTGACGATGCCGGCAAGCGTGCCAACATATTGGTGGCGTCTTGCAATGTAAAGTCAGTTGATGTCTGTCGAGTAACCGAGTAGGTGGCCGGCGCATTCAAGATGCCAAGTGGCTTACCAACACCATTACCTTGCAAGAAGTGGTAGTCCTCAAACCACGCCTTGGCCAAACCAAACTGTCGAGTCAACATGCCACTGAGTGCCGGAGCATCCTGCAACACTTCTGAGGTGACTTGCATGTATGCAGCGAGCTTATGTGCCTTAAGGTCAATTTGGTCAAACTTGACTGACGTTGACTGAATATTTGCGGCTTCTGCCGTCCAATACAACTTAACGCCACCCAAGAATGCTGAGCTGCCATCAGGTGCAATGGTTTGATCCATGCGTGGCGCTTTCCACTCGGGAGCAGTTGGATTAAGTACCGTTGCGCCACCGCGAATGATTGACTCCTCAACAGCGATGCCCTGAATCTCCGAGGCATACTGAGGTGGGATCATGTACCCAACACTCGTTGCGCTAGACTCAACTTGCGCCTTTACCTCGTAAACTGACTCCAAGCGCTTCGTGTCGCTACGAATAACTGCAGCCAAATAGTCGGCAAAGTTCTTAACTTCTTTGTCCTTCGTTCCACCATCAGGCGTCACTACACCAGCACGTGCAACGATTGGATCGTTAAGCAACTGTGCCATCACATCGGCTTTGAGGTTGGTGGCAACCTTACTTGCCAATTCGTCTAAATTAACTACGTCCATTGCTCTTTCCTCTTACAAATACGATTACAGGCCCAGATGGCAATGCATCACTAGGTGATTCATCATCAACGGACTTGGTATGAACGAGCGTTCGTGGCTCCGCTGGATGTGGTGTGACTGATAACTCACCCACCGGCCAACGCTTAAGCTCACCTGTATCTCGAATCACCAAATGTGGAAGTGCACCGGTCGATAAACCAAGTGCACCAATCTCAATTAACTTGCGCACTTTCTCAATGTACTTGTGTCGCTTCGATAATTGAAACTCAAACC